GCAACGTCTTAACCAAACGTCTTCTGAAGAAATCGAAAGCTAGTGCTAGTGGTAACAAGGTCTTACAGCCTGTTGAATATGCCAAAAGTTCTAGTACTAATTTCTACTCAGGATACGATATTATGGACACTTCGCCATCAGAAGTCTTCACAGATTCAGAATGGGAATGGAAGCAAATGTATGCAACCATCTCTATTTCAGGTCGTGAAGAAGCACTGAATGACGGAGCTGAAAGAATTATCGATATTCTAGAAGCGAAGGTTAAGAACGCTGAAAAATCAATGAAAGATTTGTTCGGCACAACACTGTACGGCAATACTGACGGTACAGGAAATGAGTTCGTAGGACTGCAAAAGATGATTCACACAGATAGAACTGTTGGTGGTATTAACTCCACTGACTATTCTTGGTGGGATGCTGGATATGTATTGGCAAGTGGAAACTCGCCAACGTATGCAAACATTGCAACCGACGGTAATGCAGACTTTATCCAAGATCACTTGCGTAAAGCTGTAAGCTCACTGACGATTGATGGTCAAAGACCAACCATGATAGTAACGACACCAATAGTACTTGATGCTTATGAAGAGTCTTTGACTGCTCAAAAGCGTTTTGGTGCATCTGCTGGTTCTGAAGCTGATGCTGGATTCAGGAACTTGTTGTTCCGTGACATCCCAGTATTTGCTGATGATCACTGTCCTGCTGGAATGATGTTCTTTATCAATGAGAACTTCGTCCAATTTCGTCATCATAGAAAACGTAATTTTTCGTTTGAACCTTACCAAAAGCCTCTTAACCAAGACGCTAGGGTTGCGAAGATTCAATGGCTTGGAGCATTAACCTGTTCTGCACCTCGCTATATGGGCAAAATAACAGGCTTACCAACCGCATACTAAGGAGGTATATATGTCTGATTTCAAATCAATCGAAGCTTTTGTTAATCCTCAACAGATTAATGAAATTTCTGCTACGGCAAAAATGCCTATTGGCATGACTGTTCGTGCTGAGGACAAAGCCTCTACCGCAACTGGTGTAGGTGAGTTTGTTTATGCTAAAGGCGTTGCATCCACAGTAGTCGGTTCTGTTGTAACCGTCGACGAAGCAGGAGTAACTGCCTTGGCAGCCGCTAATGCTAAAGGACGTATCGCTGTCGCTATGGCAGCCACAGTCGCTAGTAAGTTCGGATACTATCAAATTAGTGGAATGGGCAGTGCGAAAGTACTGGCTGGTTTTGCTGATAATGGTGTTTGTTTTCTTACAGCAACGGCAGGATCAGTTGATGACGCAGATGTCGCTGGAGACCTTGTAAAAGGTATGATGGGACGTGGTGCTGTATCAGGTGGTCTAGCTGTAGTTGAATTAAATCGCCCATTCGTGGACGATGTAGCTGACGACTAAATAACCGTGAGTATGGGGAGTGTCAAAACTCCCCTGCTTACAAAATAAGGAAAAAGAAGATGACTGGAACAGAAATGATAGATATGTTAGGACTGAGGTTGGAAGACCCTGATCAAGCATCATTTACCAGCGCAACAAAAATTAAAGCAATTAACATTGCTCAAAGAACCGTTGTCAATTTAGTTGACAATGCTTATTTAACAGAATTGCAAGAAATAGATCCAGCTACGTTTGCTAATAATGCTTTTGCTAACGATGCAACTGGTAACGGACTAGATGCTACTGGAAAGGCAACTTTTACTGGGTTAGGGATAGACCCAATTAGAGGTGGAGTAATAGCTATAAACGTATACGATGATGGCGGGTCTTCAGCAACTGACTTAGGATTTGCAAATATGATTGAACCACAAGACGCTAAAAGATTAGAAAACTCTTATCTCGCTGGCTCTACTACAAATCCAGTAGCTTATATATTTAATGAAACAATATATATTAAACCAGTATTGGCTGACGGAGCAGTAGACGTATGGTATGTTAAAAATCCTACAGCAGTAGCTGCTAATAATACTGAATGCGAACTTAACGTAGCGTTGCAAGAATCAATATTAGACTTTGCTGAATCACAACTTTGGAAAATGGACAATAAACCTGATAGAGCTGGAATAGCATATACAAATGCAACGAATCAAATACAGGCACTTAACGCACGATATCAAGTTGAAAAGCCAAAAGGCATTGGTACTCAAGGTAGAGCATAATGCTTTGGTCGCAGATTGTAGACCGAGCGAGTATTCCCTTTGAGCCTAACGACGAAGTAAAAGGTAAGGCAAAGAAGTACGGAGAAGAGGCACAGCAAGACTTTGCCTTCCATACAAGGTCTTACGAACGTACTCGTGGTATCTATATTGATTCAGGGGATCGAGAAATCCCTTTGCCTGAAGACTTTATCGAACTAGCTGGTTACGTTGAGTTTAGAAATAAAACTCTAGACATATATCCTGAGCATAGAAAGTATAATCGAAGAAATAGTGCAGGCGCATACCGTACAGGAACGCCTCAATGGTATGAGATAAAAGGTAGTAACCTATATCTTTACCCTGCACCTACATCGGTAGGTATCCTGCAATTTCAATACACGGCTACCGTAAATAATATTGAAGATAGTGCTACCGCGTACAAAAAATTAAACTATAAGACATTAATATCAGGATACTGGCAAGTAGGTAAACAGATTCAGGGTTTATCTTCGGGTGTTACTGCAACAATTGAAGAAGATATCAACGACAATAACACTGGGACGTTAGTTCTTTCTAATATAATCTATCCTAACGGTGTCTCAACATTTGCTAATGGAGAATCTATTGCACAAATAGATGAAGAGCAGGCTATGAATTTAGTCGTTCAAGGTTCTTGGTCTGATCTAATTACTAATTGGGATGAATTAGGGTTAGGCGCAAGGGCAACTGTAGTAGGAACAGAATATGCACATCAATATGCTGGTGACAAGCCTGCTATATTGCAAGCGTACCATCCTTTCTTGATTGACTACGTTAAGGCAATGCTATTCGAGGACATTGGTAGTTATGATGTGGCAGACAGACACATGAATAGGTATTATTCAAACAGACAAGTAATTCTAGGGCAATTCAAAAATCGTCAGCGATACGGAGCTGAACAGGTACAAGATGTATTATGATAATAGAAATACCAATATTTGACGGTGGCTTATTAACTAATGTCGACCCTGAGGATATACCGTCAAATGCAAGTTCTGAGACGGAAAACTTTGATATAGATGTTGTTGGTAAACTCCTAAAGAGAAAAGGTCTACAGTCTAAAGGAACGCTAACAGGCGATCATCTCACTCAGCTATTTTATTGGACAGATACTAATCTTGCTGGAGGGGCTAACTGGATTGGGTATGAGTCTCAAAGTTATCAAATAGTTAAGTATAATAAGGACTTTTCTACGCCTGTAGTCTTAAAAACTTTTTCGTCACCTTACCCATCTGATATAAAGATCATACCGATGGCGAACAGCCTAAGATTCGCTAATGGTCACGATCAGGATGTTGGATTCCTTCAGTATATTGATAGAGAATTCTTTTTTGGCGCACATACTTATGATGCTTTAAAGTACGACTCAGCTAGTCCTGTTTACCCAACAACGTGGGAATTAAATTATGTGGAAACGCTTACAGGTAAACTGGCTACTGGTGCTTACTATTACAAAGCTGTTCCTTTGTTTGACGGAGTGCAAGAAGCACCCTTTCAAGATCAATTTGTAAAAAAAATACAAGGTGCTGGAAATGTACATGCAAACCATATTTCTCTAAAGATTGACGAAGATGATTACAATCCAAGAATTACAGGTGTTAATATTTATAGGCACTTCAATGCTACTGATAATATTCAACCAGTTTATCGACTAATAAAAACAATTAACCTTGCAACAAAAGCTACTTCTACAGAAATCGAAAGTGGTAATAGTAATGCAAATATAGGTAGAGCTATATATTTTCCTGACGGAGGAGTTACTAATGCAATTGATACTTTAACAGGCATAGCTGTAGGCGCAAGTTCTTCTCCTGATTATATTATAAAATTAGTAGCAGGTTCTACAACTTATATTTTAAAAAATGACGAGAATAGTGGAACAACAGCAACATATACGGATAATTTAATTACTCTTAATACTACTTTACCTGACGGTCAAGACTGGTGGGCGGAAACAGTTGCTATTACAATGTCTTATGATGAAGAGGGCGAAGCATCTGTCCAAAATGCTACAAGTAATGTTACAGGTGGCTACGGAGGAAGAGATGTTGTTTATGATACAAGGTCTAGTGGTTATTGGGATTTTTCAATCAATCAAAAAAATGATTGGATTATTTCGATAGCATCTCAATCAAACTTATCTGTTCTTAATTCTGTAAAAAGAGTTATGCAGTTAAACGCAGATAGTGCAACCTTAGGTGTTAATCAGACAGTTGGTAATCTAACTAATGGCTATTATTTTGAAGCAGCAGCAGGAAATCTTCAAACCTTACATGTTATTGATGTAGGCGGTATTAACGATAGAGTGCATAGGCTAACAACTACAAAAAATAAAGTTAATTATAAGCACGGAGCATTTGTTAATGGTCGGTTTTTTGCTGGAGATGTTGCTCTCGATCCTGATGTCGAAGATGAGATACATGAAGACTTTTTAATCTTTAGCCCGATAAATCAGCCTGATATACTGCCAGTGTCAAATTTTATACAAATAAAAGATTCTCAAGGTGGAAATATTGTAGCCATGCGAAGGCTTAACGACAACCTTGTCATTTTTATGGAGCGAGGCGTTTATCAGTTATACGCCCCAGCAGGAAATCCTCAGAACTATAGTCTTAGGGAGAGTGACGTTAATATAGGCTGTGTAGCTACTAACAGTATAGTAGAGGCTGGACAGTACATTTTCTTTGCGGGGAATGATAATATCTACATGACTGGATCAGGTATGAGTAGTGTTCCTGTATCTACAGCTATTAAAGATGTCTATACTTCCTCAGCAAATTTAGATCAAACCATTGGGATATATGATCCGCTTAAGAACAGGATTTTATTTAGGTTTGGTAGTGACGGTACGAAGGTCTATGCGCTTGATTATTTAAGAATCGGATCGGGGCAAGAGGTTTGGAACAAATTAACCTTTGAAGCTGCTAAGTCTGTAGACTTAATAAGTATTGACGCTGATCTAAAAGTTTACACAACCCACAACGAAAGTTAAGTATGCTAGAGAATATTGGAGTATCGGGAAAATGGATTGCTAGAATAGATAGGGCAGATGGTTCTGTTGAAAACTTTGGTGAGACTAATACTATAGAGACTGCGTTTAAGCAAAAGATAGTTGACGCTATGGTTGGTGCAGACACTGGCTGGGCAATGGGTGGAAGCTTGCACACTAATGACGGTAGCGGTCAGGGTTCAAACACTACAAGTCTAACCACGCCAGCCACAGGAAAAGGTGGGATTGTCCTTAACACAGGCGGTACATATTACGTTGGTAGTCAAACTACGATAGGATCGTCAACAGCTATTACGAATGGGTATAAGCTCACTTTCACTGGAATTGTACGTGCTAGTGAGAGTTATACTATAAGTGCAATATATATTAAACATTCAAAGTCAACTGGTACTAATAATAACTACGACTTAGACATTGCTAGTGGTGCTAATTGGTCAAGCACATCGATCGCTGACGGAGACCAGTTGACAATCAGTTGGATTATTCAAGCTGTAAAAGGCTCAACAAGTATTTCATAGGGAGTTGTATGGTAGGAACATTTGATTTAAAGTTAATTAGACCTGATGTAGGTATAGTGAAGCATGTCGTAAAGAAAAATGCAATTGCCACTGATTCAGCAGGATTACTTTCCAAGATAATCACGAACTTAGGCGCATCGTCAGGTAACGCAGGTATATACTTAAACCCTAACTTCGGTTATAATTCTTATACTGCTAACGAAGATTCCTCGCATGCTGTTACTGGTAAAGATGGGATTATAGCTACTAGTCCAGTGGCTCTTGGTCTTTACATTGGTCAGGGAGATAGTGTCGCATCCACCTCAGATTACACTCTTTGTTTTAATGTTACTCAAGTGGAAGACGAAGCTTCAGCTACGAAAGCGCGTTGGAAGGCTAAACTACAGTGGATCAATTCTGAGTTTGAAGCAACAATCGCGTCTATGGAAAACACAACTAATTACATTACAGACTTTGAATTAGGCAAGGACTTGAGCGCGTACCTTGAAGGCTTTTCTGTTTCCTTTGCAGCCGTAACGCTTACAAGTACGGATCGAATCCAGCCAGCTCTTAACGATATCATTGATATTACTTGGACTATTGAAGTGAGCTGATGAATGGCATCAGTTACATTTACGAGTCCAACTAGCAGTACTGTTTGGCAAAAAACTCTAACCGTAAATATCTCTTGGGCAAGAACACCAACAAACACAGGGACTTGGGGTGTATCTGTTTTATATCTTTATAA